GAGGTTTTAGGACCACTTAGCGCGACAGGCAGCCAAGCCTATTTTCCATTGCCGCGGGGGTGATACCGGTCACCCGGGCCCTAGCCTTCGCTAGTGCCCCTTCATGCCATTAGCGCCAGCGGCGCGAGCCCCGCGGCCTCAAGGGCCGGAAGTCCACGCGCGACGCTTCCCAACGCTCGAATGCCTGCGGATGCACCGCTGGCGAGCGCGTAGCCAGCAGAGACGGCCTCTCCCACCGAGCGCAACATCGAACTGGTGTTCTCCGCGTGGTCGCGGATTCTGTTTATGTGGTCGGCTGGGGCGGTGGGTACCTTCCTCATGGAGCGCCCCATCACTGTCGATAAAGGCCACCTCGTGTAGAAACTTGCTTCCCCCGTCACCACATAGTTGTTCGTGTTGGCCGTTGGGTCCAACACCACAACGATCGTGCTCATGGGCCGGTCTGCAGGAGTCTGCCCCGGCCAAATCGCGCAGTGCGACATGAACTCGTCGAGGGTGTATGTGCCATGCCACTCCCCATAGTCTGTGTACGACGCCTGGTCAACAGGGTGCGCCACCAGACTTTTGGGCCTCGCGAAGTCCTCCGCAGAGTGGGCCACCACTTTCGGGTGCGCGGTCACCGCATCCGCGAACTCGTTCCACTGCGCCTGCGTCATGGTGCTAGGCGCCGCCGGCAGCGCGAACCTCTGGTTCGCGTTCAGCGTGTAGACCCTTCCTTCGCGATGGAACGCGTTGGTGGTGTTCACAAGTGTCATCGAGAACTTCATCGCACGGCCTGAAGTCGGTCCGCCCGCCGTGTCCGAATCTGACAGTAATGGCACAGTCCTCACGCCAGACGTTGGCGTGGGCTGCGCCAGTACCTCGGTCCAGATGGACCCGGCGCGGCCCGTGTTCGTCCCGATTATGATGCGCTTCCCCACGCTAGTCGCGTTCGTGACCGCGCGCGCGATGTCCTGTATCGGGAATGCCGAACCCTCGCAGACCAATGAGGGGATTAGGCCTGGGTGTGCGGGGTGAAAGATGTCCCCCGTCCCTTTCGGCCTTCCTGCGGTCTGCTTGGGCCTGCGCTGCTCCTTCCTTGGGCCCGCTCGCCTGCCTGCTTGGTTCTGCTGCTCGAATACACGTGCAGCATCGGCTCGCTTTCCAGCGGGGAGCTTGGCCACTGCCCTCTTCTGCTTGCTTGACAGGCTCATGACACGGATAGCAAAACAAGTAACACATGCGCTGTCCGGTGCGCTCTCTTTACACGTCTCAGGCGGGGTTCACCTGGGCCACGGACATTCTGTACAATAAAACTTTACACGCTCGACGGCACCCGCCGTAGGTGGTTCTGTTCACGTCGAGTTTCAGTCTGGCCTATACATGAGCGGGATTCCGAGGTAGGGGGCGACAAGGCCGCACTTACACAGTGTCCCTTCCGCGGTAGGTTGCCGGATTTCGTATTTGCCTGGCCCATAGCTCACTACGTCCGGTACGTTACCTTTAAGAATCCCATGGTAGTACGCCTACCACTACGGTACCGCAACCATCACCACTGGTCCCCTAACCAACCACGAGCGATTTCGCGCACGTGACCAGCTTCGACTTTCCTCCTACGTGGTTACCCAGGCCACTGGAGGTGCCCTTCCCTAGGGGGGACTCGGGGTACGTGGATTCAGGATGGCTAATCCTTACCGGTGCTCAACTCCGGCTCCACGTCTGCGCCACACCTCAGGGAGAGTGTTCGGCTCCCACACAGGCTCTGACCCGCCCGCCAGACACGGGGTAGGGCTGGAAGAATAAGGCTGACCTCCTGCTAGGGCACAGTTAGTTGTCCAACACTGGGCGAGACGGTAAACCCCCTCTAGGACAACGCGGTCATCTCACGCTGGGGCATTTTCCTCCCCGCGCACCCCTTGCGCACCACGGCAGTGCGAAAGTTCAGGCCGCTCATTCCACCCCATGGTGGGCGCTCACCTGACATGCTACGGGCCGCCAATTACCCTGTTTTGGGTTTTGTGGGCGGCGACACCCGTGATTCCTCCTCTCCTAGACGCTTCCGCCAGCTTTCCAGCTGGCAGGCAAAGATCTGCTGTACCCGTCATGGTCGGTCACCGTGTCTAAGTCCCACAGGTAACCATTGAACTGGGCCAGCTCGTCTTCACTCGCACAGTAGCACAATTTGTCCATTGTCTCCTTCTCATCGTCTGGGGAAACCTTCGAGTTCCGCAAGTCTATTTCATCACGTATGCCGGTAGCTGAAAGCCCTTCCTCCCCCGAGATGTGCATTGACATCTCGCGGTCGTCATAGTCGCCAGCATCGAGCCGGTCGGCATACTCCTTGTACTTGCGGCTGACAGTCGGAAGGATACCTGCGTAGTCCGCGGCACGCGCCAAATTGGCGGCCGCTGCTATGCGCCTGAAACCCTTCAGACATCCGTCGCGGACCATGTGTAGCGCCGCAGGTGAGCAGGAAAGATTCTTCCCTATTCCCCTCGGCAGCTCTGGGCAATACAGGCCCGAAGGTGCGGTGTTCCCCTGGTCATCTGAGTCCAAATGGACGTGCATACCAACTATTGTCGCCCGCTGCTTCGCGAATATGAATACCATGTTGAAACCGGCCCGGTCCCAGAAGTCGAGCGCCTTCGCGGACGTCTCGACCACCTTGGTGGTGACAAGTCTACCCGCATCAGTGAGGTCGTCGTAGGTTTTCGTCCCATTCCGGAGAGCGCCTCTGTCTTCGTCCGTGACCATTACCAGCTTTGGGCTGGTCTGCACGCCCGAATCATCGCCTTCCCACGCTCCGAAAAACCACCTTTCTTCCCCACTGACGTCTGTGCCCACACGCGCCTTCGGGTCCAGGAACCGCGAAGGACTGTCGAACACCGCGCAAACCCACATGACGTAGTTCACCCAGTAGTTCAACACCGACGTCCCGCGATGGCCAGACCTGCGGATGGCAGGTATCTCGTCTTTGAAAACCTGTCCGAGCCTCTTGAAGTACACTTTGTATGTGCGGCCCTTGTTCACCTTCTCGTGGGCCCTCACCCACTGCTCAGGCACTAAGCCAAGCTCACACAATACTGCTCCAATGTGCTCAACGACAGGGTTTTCAATGGCGCACCTGACAGTGTGGTTACACGTCGTGTCCCACGCACTGCCGTCGCCCTCCACAAACGTGTAGCCTCTGGCCTTCCGCTTGGCCGGAACTTTCATGGCCCCTAGTATCCGCTGCATCGCCACGCTTTTCGAGGCGTGCTTTACTGAGTGCTCCTCGTTGGTCTCGAATAATAATTCTTCGAAGCACTTGATAGAGGCGAGGGCCATTACCTGGCCCGCATCGCCGTCCGCGATGAGGAATCGTGGGGGCTTGCCCTCGGGCATGTCCTCCGCTTTGATTGAGGTCTTGAGGCGAAACTCTGGGTCAATCTCCCGTAACAAGCATTCTATAGCCGTCTGCATGCGCTCATCGCTCCACTTCTTTGACTTCCATTCGTTCACGTTGAAGTGTCTCCGGAACCATGCGTCGACCCTCGCCCTCTGGAAAATACCCTTGTGTCCTATCGCGTCGCTAACCATCCTCCCGACCTTCTTCTTGTCCGCGTCAGTCCACGTACATTTCTTGGCCTTCATTGTCAGTCGCCTGTCGATGGCTGCCTCGACGTTGTCGGCGGTGTTAGCATACACAAGGGGCGGTTTTGCGTTTGGTCCAGTTAGCACACCGACACGCTGCGCGTGGTCGGTGGCGGCGGAAGACGAAAAATTCTGGCCCAGTATGCACCAGACCTCCTGCTCTCCGACTTCTGTCCTCACGTACCGCCCATTCTCCTCTTTCATCACGATATCCTCATTTTCGTTCGGCCTTCGCGCTGCCCTCGCCCTCTCTGGTGGCCCATGTTCTTCGGGCAGGTCGTCACTCGCCAAAATGGCGTTCTCTGGTTCGACTCTGCCCTCAGGTGGGTCCAGTCCCGGCGGTAGTGGTGGTTCGTGCGGAGGGGCTTCTGGTGATGGCGGGGGGGCGGCAGGAGTTCCCCCTTCAGGCACGGCTGCGACTGTAGCTGCTTCTTCACCAGCCGGTGACGAATCCGCTATCGGTTCTTCGGAGCCGGACCGCCGGTAATACACCGTGCGCGCCATTGACTTCAGGCGCATTCGCACGATTGTCCCGAGGCCCCCCATCACCAGCGCTGTCTGAAACATAATCCATGCCTTCCCTCGGAAACTGCGTGCCCTCGTCCAGATATATCGCAACGAAAGAAGAATCGGTACGACGGAGCAGAGCCCCGCCCTTACCCATTCTTTCGGCACGCCGCCCCGTGTCTCGTAGGCGCCCATCGCCACACGAATCACGAGGTCCGGTCCCAGGTGCTTCATGGCCACATGTTCCAGGCTGCCCGTCCGCCAAAGTCCTTGCGCGTCCAGGTTGACGGCGGCGTAAAGTACGCTCTCTTTCGACTTTGCCATCAAATGCTGGCGCGCAGTCCCCATGAGTCGGCTGAACTCCTTCTCCGCGAACACAACTCGAGTCACCTCTATGTCCCCGCCGAGACAGAGTATCCAGTCCACCCAACCCTTGTCTCGCGACTCCCTCGTCTCCACCACCCATGCGCCCGCGCGTTCCCGCGCGGCGCGGCGACATTCAGCTGGTACCTCGTACGCAGCGAAAGGAGAGTGTGCCAATGCGGTTAACATCGGCGGTGTTACGATTACCTCCGAACAGAAGGGTGTTATATGTAGCCGACGCCGGGAACCCGACGCCCCCCGGAACACACCCGGGGAAAACCGTGACCGTCTCAAGCG